CTATAACCCATTGCCAAAAGAAGAAACTCTAAAACTAATGAGTGGGGATACTAAGGAACGTACCTTATTGCAATTTTTTGAAGAGTACAGTGAGAAGTATAGTGATTTATATGATCCACTTTATAAAACTCAGCCACGTAATGCGGTTATTGACTTGTCCTATAAACATAATAATACTGGCAATTCATTTAATGACATTTTTGTTGCAAGTGAAGAACTAACCCTCACTGATATTAAAACCATATTTAAAGATTACCGAATTGATTGGGTGACATTCTTCCCCGAAATTACTGAGCCAAGTCAGGTGATTGACTTTACAGCAATATGTAAGTACTTTAAAGATAAGGGAACTAGTGTTGCCGTATATACATTTACGGACATTCGAGAGTTTGATTATGTTGACGTAGTGTATCTTGCTGATAAAAGAGAGGTGTCTAACCAGCAATCTGCAATCGAAAGAGTATTAGCACAAAACAATCCTGTAGACTTATCAACGCTGAGAGACTTTGTGAAGGCAAATGATACTCTAATGCCATTAGACCTCACTAAAACAAAAGATCCAATATGGTGTCAGGCAAGAAAAGAAAAATACTTTTTTATAGCACCAAACAAAAATATGTTCCCATGCTCATTTATTGCTAGGGATGTGTTGCAGAATAAATTATTTCCATATCATCCAATTGACTATCCCTATAATTGGCAGTATGGGAATTTGAACTCCTTCAAGGTTGAAGAGATAATGTATAATAATGATTTTACAAATATCAGTGAGCATCTAAAAGGAACTCCGCTAAATATATGTAAGATCAAATGTGGAAAATGTAAATGAGAGTTAATATAGTATGTGCTAAATGGGGAACTAAATACGGTCCCCATTTCGTAAATCGCCTAAAGAACATGGCAAAAAGAAACACACCCAAACAATTTGATTTCCACTTTTACTGCTACACCGACGATGCAGAAGGATTAGACCATGATGTTAATGTTATCCCTTTTCCTGATATTAACTCTATTCACCCTAAGTATTGGTTTGGCAAGGAAGACTTTAAATATGGAATGGCGAGGTGCTGGGACAGGGCAAAAACTTTTGTTTTTAATACCCATAACTTTGCTAGTGACAAACCTAGTGGTCGCTTTGTATTTTTCGACCTTGATGTAATTATTCAAAATGATTTAACTCCCATCATTATGTACAACACTGAACGCCCCACAAAAATGTGTTCATGGTGGCAAGACCCAGCTCCGATGAAAACCCGCCGCTTTAAGTTGTCGCATGGCGCACATACAAACGGTAGCTGTAAAGTATGGAGTGATGACCAATGTGAGGTTATATGGAATGATGTGTTAGAGAACCAAGAAAAGATTTGGTTTACTTATACCGACGGTACCGATAATTACCATTCATGGAGATGGAAAGAATTGTGGGATCACTTTCCAAGTCATATGGCATACTCATACAATCGAGGACGCTCATGGGATGAAGATGATTTGTTAGTAGGAAAATATAGGAGTAGTTGTATTGTATGTGTCTTTAACGTTGATCTGTTACCCTTCGAGGACGCCTCACGGGGCTCTACTAAACAAGATGACTTAGTTGATCCTAAACTATTAGAACATTGGTTATCCGAATGTTGAACATATATACAGTTAAATGGGGTGAAAAATATACTGCATTACATGTGAACCAATTGTTTGAAAGTTGTAAGCAACATATCTCAGTTGAGTTTACATTTCATTGTCTGACTGAAAATCCAAAAGACTTACATAAAGACATTGTAGTGATTGCATTCCCCGGTGGCAATGATCTAGTAAAGTGGTGGAACAAGATGTATCTGTTTGACACCTCACTAGTAATACAACCAGGTGAGAAGTTATTCTTTGACTTAGATGTTATTTTACAGAAACCCATTGATGCAATAATTGACTTTGATCCAAGTGACTGTATGGGCATTGTTAAAACATGGTGGCATGATCTTGAGGAACAGTATACTAATACTAGACACATACCCCACACATACACTGACTTAAATTCAAGTGTGTTGAGGTGGAATGACAATTTTGACTCTACTTCCTTATATAAATACTTTCTGAAACATAAGCAACAAGTGCTTTGGTATTATCGTGGTTTGGATAACTTCTTTCACCATAGAAGGATATCTAAGTTTAAAATGTTTCCGTTGGGTTGGGTGTACAGTTTTAACCAAGGATATATCTTTCCACACGATACCGAAAAACATGTATATAGGGAATTACCCTATGTGTGTATATTTGATTCCATGGGGAAAAGTGAAGATGTTAAATTTTAATATAATGGACAACCTACCTCACTGGTCTGAGGCGCTCCACAAAATTAGTAAAGGGATGCCTCACAAGTTTCAAGATTATCAAGAATCGTTAAATGAAAATCATGTTGCGGCAACATCGTGGATGGTTGAAAAACTTATACCGGTTGTTGAAGAGGACTATATGAAGCAGGGTGGGCTAAGGGTGTTAATTCTCAATTCCTGGTTAGGTCTACCCATTGTACCATTACTATGTGAACATTTAGATATTGCAGAAATACATTGTGTTGATTTGGACAAGGAGGCACTAGAACTATCTAAACTTTTCCATAGACATTACGCAGAAAAAAAGTTTATAAAATTCAATCATAGTTGTTTGGATGTTCCGTTTGCGTTTAAACAATTGAATATGATAGATGTAGATATTGTCATATCACTGAACACTGAGCAAATGTACCCGCTTGCTGAATTGACAACTAAAAATCCCTATGCTCTGTTTGCATTACAGAATAGCAATGTTATCGCTGAAATGTATGGGATTAACTGCGTGAACACTTCTACTGAATTAGTTGAACAGGCTGGCTTAACCGAAGTATACGCCACTGACAGTACTAAGCAGACATATTTTGCATGGGATGGTAGGAAAGAATACGACCGCTTCCTTGCGATCGGATCTAAGAACTGAGATCTTCTATCATCATTTCCCACATTTCTTTGACTGGGCAAAGAAACCCAAAAGTAATGCGAGGACCGCCACCGGCACAATGCCAAGTAGGATCATCCTTACCACCGTAATACCCTACTTTAGCTGACCATCCTACAGGATCAACTTGGGTGATAATTTCATCCTTCTCAATATCATAATATTTGAACCAACCATCACCTGCATTATAGTTAATTAGAATATTGTATCCAGGTACATCCCAGTTGTTATGCCAACCCATGAATCCACCCTCAGGATAATATACATGTACGGCACTATACAGCGCACTTAAATATTTGACAAGTTCATCATTTACTTTATTTGAGGCATCTTTATGTTCTTGCGGACACTTGCTACCTGGACCGAAAAATGTATTGTGGACTGTTTCTGGAGGACCCCAATGCTCACCCCGCTCCTTACCCATTTGCTTGCTCATTACTTCTTTTAGGTATTCTTTGGAACAGGCGCTTTCTTGTGTATGCGTTGTGTCTGAATCAGTGTATAATTGTGTTAAATCTTGCTCGAAAAACCAATCAGTATATCTTTTAAGTATTTCTAAGATTTCATCATTTAGAGGAATAAATTTCATAACGGCACTTCTCACTCTCTGGTATTGTATAATGTATAATTACTCGTTCTTGCCCCTGCAACTCATCATCTCTATATCCGATCACAAAATTCCACCTAGCATCGGGTTCAGGAAACTCTCCCACTTTAACACCGTGGTCAGTGTTTGCCAAGAGATTCCACATGGTAAAAGTATCCCAACGTCTAACGTCATATGGATATGGAGTTGAATCCCAATCAGGTTTACATTGTATACGGTAGTTATGGTACCAAGCATCCATCAGTCGGTTTGTTTGTGAGTTGTTCCTATACAGTACTAAACCACAATGGTATATCATTTCTTCTGTTTCGGATAGCTTTGTTATTTTTGCATTATAAGGACGGTTGCGTGTAAATAACACATCAGTATCAGCATCAATGAGATTAAAAACATCCACAATATCTTCATGTTCAATAAGTGTATCACAATCCACATAGAGAGTTTTATCATAAGGTGATTTTGATAATGCCCAAAGTTTAGCGCGAATATGATTCGGGACACCTTCTGTGATTACATTCTCAAATAATTCGTAATCTTCTGGCTCTACCCATTCTTCATGGGTAAATAGTGTGATATTTGCTTCTGGGTAAAAATCTAGTAATGACTCAGCAGATCTTTTTGCCGCGTAATAATAGGCTTTGTTTACAGATGCAACGTATAAAAATCCGTTACTCTGCATTTTTTTCTAACTCTCTTGCAATAAGAATCGTAGTATAAGCCTGAATCTCAATCGGAGTTTTAGATTTGCGTATTAGTTTTTTTAGTGTTTTATTTTTAGATGCTTTGACCGAAGGAATTTCAAACGCTTCAAGTTTCATATTGAATAGGAGTTCTTGTACTGCACGATTTCTTTTTGCTTCTTCGTGTTCTTTTTTTGTCTTATGCGCTTTTTTATTAGATTCTTTGTGATCTATAGTTCTTTTATCTAACTCATCTAAACCATAATCAGCAATAATTGCATCATAGTCCGCATTGACACCTTGCTGATCTTCTGGCCCAGCAATAATGTGTGCGATTAAATACTCACCGTCTGATTGCAATAGTTCACAAACAAGATGCCGATTATCTTTATTTTGCCAAATTGGATTTCTATATTTCACGGGTGCTTCAATGTCACTCATTGTATTCTCCATTATAAAATTATTAACACACTAGTATTTATGCAATTCGTAAAAACAGTTTTCTTGAGGTGATTGTCGCGGATGTTGACTGGACAGTTGCCCCTGTGTACGCACCCGTATATGACCCAGTAAAACTTCGATTATATGCTCCAACGTATGCCCCAGAGTAGTTGCCGGAGTATGTACCTGCAAAGGCGCCGGAGTAACCACCGCTGTATGTTCCATTGTATGTACCACTGTACGAACCACTGTATGCACCACTGTATGCACCACTGTATGCACCAGTGTAATATCCGGTGAATGCACCGTTCAAGTAGCCACCAAAATATCTATTGTAATATCCGGTATATGCCCCACTGTAATATCCAGTATATGAACCGGTATATGCCCCAGTATATGAACCGGTATATGCCCCAGTATATGAACCAGTGTAAGATCCAGTATACGAACCAGTATATGAACCAGTATATGTACCGGTGTATGAACCTGAGAAGTAACCTACAAATGCCCCTGAATATGCCCCACTGTACACTTGGTTAGCAGATATCTTTCTTTGATCAGTTATAGTTTCCCCCATTTGCTGCCAAGTACCTGTACCCGGAGCCGCTGAGGCACATACATATGTACCAACATCATTGGCTGCAATTCGATTACGAAACCGTCCAACCAATAACTCGACTTCAGCGTCAGTCATTTCTTGAATGCCGCCAGTAGCATCATATTTAACTACGGTCCGATTAGCAGTAGTTGTAATTACGGTTGTGGGTGCAGTTTTTTGCCAAAGAGTTTTTGTAACCGTTGTTCCATCAACCTGCGTATCTGAAACAGTACCCCTGCTTGTCCAAGTACCACCTGAAGGTGCTGATGCGGCAAACCAGTACTGTCCACATGTGTTAGCATCTTGCTGTACCATTGCTGTAATACATGCATCAATTATTAGCGTATCAATCTCAGCATCAGATGCCTCACCGAGTGTCCCATCATCGTTTAGGATAAGGGGTATGGCAGTTTTGCCATCTGTTGTAGTGGCAGTTCCCTGTGAAAATGTATACGTATTTACTGTAGTTGAACCGCCTGCCCATGGATGTGTACCGACGGCCGCATCAGCTACTGTATCTACAAACGTGCCCACGGAAGTAAAATTAGACGGTGCGCCACCTGTCCCAACTTTTATTGAGCCGCCACCATCTGCACTAGCAAATTCAGTGGTTACAAGTTGGGCAGTTCGATTTTTAATCTCATCCGCAGTTAGCCCCTTAATTCCTTCTACCCCGTTGGCTAAGGTTTCACTGGGTGCTTTAATTTTTACTGCACTAGCCATTTTTCATATACCTCAATTTAAAAGTGTGCCTGAACTATTATATACTGCCAGATCACGATGTTGTCGCCAATCTGTAGCATTCCGGGCGGACATTGTTTTTGATGTTTTTGCCGGTAAAACTATATGTACGTTTGCGCTCCCACCTTCAATGGTATCGCTGGTGTTTGGATATAATTTACAGTCTGTTGTTGTGGTATTTATGATAGTCAATGTTCTACCAGCAACTGCGGTGGGAAGTTTAATTCCGGTTGTATTTGCACTTACAGTAGTAATAACATTTACTCCTGAACTAAGAGCAGTTGCATCCCCCTGAGACGAGCCAGCCGAAGAAACTGTCGCCGTGACGCTATGGTTTAAGTAAGCCCCTAAATTAACATCACCGGTGGTAGTAACTACAGTTGCCGCAATTGTAGAAACATCTAAGTCTTCTAAATCATCAATTACAGTATTCCATTGTGAAACTGAAATTGCAATATATTCTTTTACTTTATTCGGACGCAGTGTTATTGGGGCATTTGCTGATCCATCATCAATTGCGTCTGAAGTATTTGGATATATTTTAATCAGTGCGGAAGTTGAATTATATACCGTTACTCTGACACCAGTTGCTGCCGTGGGAAGTTTAACCCCTTGGTTAGCAGATGCAGTAGTCACAATGTTATATGTCTTTGTTACTGCTGTTGCATCACCCTGTGTAGTACCTGCCGCAGTAACTGAAGCATCGAGGCCTGCTATTAATGAACCAGTATGTGTCAAACTACCAAAAGACGCATTGTCGCCTGCTTGATATTTGTCTGAGTTTAGGTTCGTGAAGTTTGTATCCACCTCAGTGTTAGTGAGTGGCGTACCTTTACCTGCTCTTGTTATAAGTGTGGACATTTTTTACCCTACTGTTTTAATTCGATGATTGTCTTTAGCATGTCTTTCATTTCTGAAAGTTCTGACTTTAAACTATTTATATCATTCGTAACATTGGCTAATTGGCGATTGCGTTCTCTATTTTGTTTATATGCTGCCAAGCCTTCCATATCGGTGCTAATTAGCGCACCACTATCATCATCACGTTTAAAGTTTTTACTTGCTAATTCCATTATTTATACCTGTAATGCGATTGCCCGCAGTTCTCTAATTTCAGGTACTCTTGAAGTATTAGAGGATAAAAATACTACTTTAATTGCAAATGCCTTTATCCCTGCATATGTAGCTGTTGCCTTTGTAGCAGTAGCAGTTGCAGTTGTGCCGGAGCCAGGTGCTGTTAATGTAATGGTTGGCGCTGTTGCATATCCTCTACCAGGATCAGTAACTACAATACTACCAACAGTTGTACCTGAAAGAACTGCAAACCCAGTTGCAGGTCTTCTAGGACTACCACCTGAAAAAGTAACTGCGGGGGCTGATGAATAATTTGTTCCCGCGTTTGTAATAGTTGTTGCACTAACCCTATCCGTTGTATACCCTACTACACCCGCAGTTAATTTAGCGGCTGGGATCCCATATGTAAACTCACCAAATTCTTGCTGGACACCTGTAGCAGGTTGCCCAAGTTCTTCCATCTGTACCCAATCTAACTCGGCGAATCCTGCATCATCTTCCTTAGCCAATACCCGATAATACACTTCAATCGTTGAAGGGAACTGCATACGTTGGGCTAAATAAACTCTAAGATCTTCTGACTCTTGACCTGCCGCAAGCACTACAGTTTTAGTAATAAATCTTGATAGTGCATTACCTGTGTTATAGGTTTCTCCTGTAGAGTCATTGTTAATTTCATTATAAGCACCAACAAAACTACATCTCGATAAGTCAATCATGGGCGACACATAGTTGTTTGTCGATGTGAACGTACTTTTAGCATTAAAAGATTTACCGCTAGATAAACTAGCAGTTTCTGATGACTTAGAATAAACTGCCATTTCAACAGTAGTAGGTTTACGCTCACCGACTATCAGTGGTATGTAGGTACTCCCTACCGCGGATACGCCAGACGACGGAGTAGGGGCATATTCAAACGTAACATCAGTCTCGGGGAAATCCAAGAAACTGACATTGGTCTTAACTTCATTATATTTCTTATTGTTAACGGATACTACATCCATTATGGTAGTACCATTACCTACAACATCGTTTGCGGCGAACCCACCATTTTGAATTAGTATCTTACCAACATTATATGAAGATTTAAATTCTTCTATAATACCGCGATTTAATACTAACGCGACTTGCAGTGATGAACCACTGCCGGTTGTAGCACTTTGCGCGACTGTTCCTGGGTTAGATGTAAATCCTGTACCAGGATCAACTAGTGTAACTGCTGTAGCTACATTTGACCCACTAATTGCAGTAACCTTAACCTTAGCACCTGTACCACCACCAGCTCCTGCCAGGGTTATTATATCATTAACTGCCTGCCCTGATCCACCATTACTTAATGTTACATCAAAGCCATGAAGAGTAGTACCTACTTGCGGTGAACCGGCAGTAAAGCTCTCTAGAGTCAACCAATCAACATTAGTATTTTCTAGTTTTGCGGTGCCAGTAAGGTTAATATTAAATGCCGCTCTCTTCATGTTAAACATCAAATCTTCTGCTTGATGCGCGTTCCAGGTTCTATCGTTACTGGATGAGAATAACACACCTGCATGGGTATCTGATAACAAGACTCTATTTGAAGTGCCTACTTGTAACTCACCTAGTTCAGAAACCCATGCATTGTAGTCTGGGCTATTACCTTCGGGTTTTACAACCATACAATATTCAACGCCAGATTTCAAGTAAGGCATGTTTCTAAATGTGAACGTAGTGGGAACAAATGTGACTGTGCCAGAACTCTCAGTACTGATTGAAATCTCAGATGCCTTCAAGTATTTCTTAACCAGTAATTTGTTGCCTGGGAATCCATTGACCGTATCTCGTATTTCAACAGTTACACCAGCAGTGTTTGATTTTGTTCTAAAGTACAAATCTATTTCGGGGATAAAAGCTCCCTCGCGATTCGGTATTCTAAACGTCTGTGCCAGTGGGTCCCATCTAAACCCCCACGCCCCCATGCCGATATTATTGCCTAACCACCATTGTACCGGGTCAGGGTCGCCTGCAGGTGGTGGTTCCTGGGGTGCCACGGGATCTACAACAGGCGTAGTTGGTGTCTCAGAGACTATTGGTGGAGTTTGTGGTGGATCTTGCCTTCCTGTATCTTCTGGGAAGGTAGTTACTGAGTTAATATCAACTGAGGTTGACATTGTTAAGTTACTTCTTGTGCTTGTAGCAGTGTCGGTAA